CTAGACAAAGCTACAATATATCAGCAATGAAATCAGTCAACGGTGTAGTTCTATCTGACATAACTAGGCAAGTGCTGACCCGAGAAATAAACTTAGATGTAGAATCGAAAGAAAAATACTTTAGAGAGTTTTATAGAGAACAATTCGAAAGGTAGTACAGTTAAAAACCCCCCATGAAGGGGGGCTACGTAGGAGAACGACAGGATCATTAGTACTGTCAGGCGAATCCTATCATAAAGTTCTCCAAACACGCACCCCTAAAATACCGCTTTCTGCACGTATATCCATGATGTAGTCCCATTTTTTACCCTTAAAAACGGCTTTTACCTGATTTTTTGCTGTTGTGGTGTCCACACAAGGTATAAAAATAGACGAACCTACTATCATATCTGCCCAGTCAACAGTGATCTTAACACCATCAGGGTATAGATCATCCGTCCGTAGTATCTCCAGATTCTTCTTCATCATCCATATCAAACTTCATAACTAGTACGTCAGCCGAAGGTAAGTCTAGTTTAGTCCCGGTACTTAAACGTTTTTTCATACGTTTACCTTCACAGTGTTCTTTTATCTGCTTAACGAGATGAGCGTAGTTAATTTGTAATTCCCCACACCATTTTTTCAACACTTTAGGTAATACATAAAATAGTTTTGTGTCAGTCTCATACCGTGCTACTAACATACCTCTGGCAAATGTGTCCGGTATTACAAGATCGTCCATACCATTATCGTGAACTTTACGGTTATCCTGAGTGCTTTGTATTTGCAAAATGTTGCTTATATGCTCACTAAAAAAGTCATTCATTATGTCATGTACAGAAGCATTGATAGCTGCTGCACTATGCTTATTCTGTGGAAGTAACGTATCCATTACCCACTTAAATACTTTCTTAGTGTCCCAAGTAACCAATCCCGCACGTTTAGCTATGATTAATCCTGCTATACTAGCTGATATATGTGCAGACCAGAAACGGTTCTCTTGACTAAGTTCTCCTTCTTCATCAACTAGTTTCTTAGTCTGTTTACATATTTCCCTAACATCGTCTAAATTGTTCATAACGTACTGAACAAATACAATTCCAGCAGTACCATACTGATTGTACTTAACGTCACGCTCAAAGTTATCAGTCTCTTCTATGCTTTCAAACAAGTGCTTAACGTTAGGTACATAACACTCTAGTACCCGTTGTTGTTCTGCTTTGGGCATTGTTTTACCCATACTCACACGTTCAATAACACTAGCGTTACCACTAGTGCAGGATAAAAGACTCCAAGGAAGCCCCCTATACCTCTCTATGTTACCGCTAGAAGTTAAACGATTACGTTGATTACCAGCAGTTAGTTGGTATATAAGGTCAGATGCTTGTTTAGCTGTTAGGTTAGTTATCTCATCTATACACCAAGGTAAGCTATGATATATCTCCCCACGATTCATTTTGCTGAGAAATGTATCTTCCTTATCTAACATAAGTCTTTGGGGGTTACCCCATATACCTGTCATAGCCAGCATAGCTGTAGTTTTAGCTACGCCTGAGTCCACACTATGTAAGTGCATAGCTGCACAGTTAGCATTGAATACTTCCATGAGCACTGAACCGAACCCTGAACTTACCACGTACTGATATAGTTCAAGCCCATCTTTACTCCAAAACTCCATCGTTTCTTTCCACTCTTCTAAAGAACCTTTGGGTTCAAAAGCATCAAACAGCCCTACCGTTTGGTTTGAAGGGGGGTTAAATTCCACACCTGTAGCTGTTATCTTTTGATTGCCTAGTATGAACGCTTCCATGTTCTCATTAGTCCAACCAAACTGCCTGTGAGCGTCTTGTGCCACACTGTTAGCTTGCAACTCATTTATCCAACTAGTTGTGTATGTCATCAATTCATCCATCTTAGTAACAGCTACCCCTTGTGCAGCTATATTCTTTCTAAACTCTTCTCTAGAGGTTATAGCACTAAGAGGTATGGTGAACTCACGTATACCATCTTTAGGAAGATGCAAGCGCATGACAGCACTTTCCCCTAACTCTGGATCGTGTACCCTCTTAACCACATAGATGTCGTTATGATAAATAAGTTTCTCATCTACTTCTCCATCTGCGTTAGACGAACGTAGAAAAACCCCGCCGTTGGCCCCCCTAAAATATGGTTGTGGGTATTCAGGTATAGAAGAACTGGCTTCAGCTTCTTTATATCTTTTACCAAGTACTATAGGAGATTTTATAACACCCCAATTTGGACAATCTTTGCATATGTCAGGTCTGTACTCATCAAACTTAGCACAGGTGTATGGACCTTTGATCGGGCCAAACTTTTGTAAGGTAGCTTCCTCACTATACTCAGGGTGGCGTTCTGATAGTTTTTTAGCCGCTTTCTTACCGTCAGAACAAAATCTAGTTATAGAAAGACCGGCTCTCCACATAGGCTCACTAGTATTTTCTTGGTCACTGTAAATTAACCGCAGTTGTTCACAGCCATTACCAGTCCTAGTCTTACGCATTATGTCTATAAAACATGACTCCCTGTTACCCATTAATGCTTCCATAACAGCATTGGTTTTGGGGCTTTGTATCTTAGGAGTAGTATCTTTACCAAATATATTGGTGAATACATCAAAAGCTATAGGCTTACTTTTGTAAACACCAATAGATTTTACAAGAGCCGGTGGATCTGTTTTGTGGTTATGCGTCAGTGGGACACGTAGTACTCTAGCTGTATCTGCTGTAACGGCAGGATCAGCATAAAACTTATGTTGGGCTAACGTGTCTTTTAGTTTGCGTGCAACAGGTAACCATTGTTCTGGCGTAACCTCCTCTTGCAAAGGCCAATATACATGCACTCCTCTACCAGAACTTATGATAGTTGGTTTAGGTAGTTTTGTGGCTATGCAGAAATTTCTTAGTTCTGCTAACGCGGTTTCTTGTGTATCAAAATCTTTACTTGGGCCGCAATCTAGATCTAGAAAAAATGATTTAAGCCCACGTACATTGTCGGCTGTTCTAGATTTAGATGTTATAAAAGAAGACAATGCAAAATATACATCCCATCCGTTACTATCTAGTTCATATGCGGTTTCAATTAAATCTTTTTTATTGTTGTAAAATTTTTGTGTTATTTTATCTGTGCTTGAATTAGAGGCGAATAAACAATAAACCCCTTCATTACAGAGCACATCATCTAAGAATAGTTCCGTGTCCATAATAGTCCCAAAAAATGTCACGGCAGGGGGTAAGAGAGGTCCACCCCGTTTCGGGTAAAAGGAATAAAACCCTAGCCGTGACTAAAAACCTAAAGATTACTCATCCCAATCGTCAATCAACTTATCGAGTGAATCATCTTCAGGTGGGACATTTTTTTTCTTGACGATCTTCTTAGGCTCTTCTGGCTCATCTTCCCAATCGTCTTCCGCTGCTGGAGCTTCTTCCGCTGCTGGAGCTTCTTCCACTGCTGGAGCTTCATTACCTACAGCACTGAAAGAATGAGCTTTCTCTCCATCAGACCCATAACCATCTTGCGCTGTAAAGCTAGTTGACGCGGTTCTTTCGGCAAGAGATATAACTTGTATAGCCCTTGGACGTAGAGACACTCCACACCCCATAGCCTTATTAGACCAAGCATAGAAACTAACTTCTATATTGATAACACTGCCTGTGGTAAGTTGGAAATCAGCCGGTAGCGGCTCTAAATTAGCCTTATAGTGTGCCGGTTGCGTAGAGCTACTATTGTTATAGGAAGCAGCTATATTAGTTTTAATTTTGAAGATAGCATTCTTCTCTTTTTTGCTACCTTCTACAACCTCGAAACGATCATCGAAGTCTAACCAATCGTCTTCCCTATTCTCTTCGTAAAACTTTTTCATTTCCTTACGAAGTTTCAAAGCTTCTTCGTAGGGTAATTTCAAATCAACGGAGTACTTAGCTCCCTTAGTCTCCGCACTACACGGAATACTTTGGTTAGCCTTATCATCAAAAACATAAGGTCTATCTAGCTTAGGCCATAAAGCCTCTGCTCCTTGGATCTGGTAAATCATGTTGTTCTCCTCAGAACTCATAAATGTATAATCATTAGAGTAATCAGTAGTTATAGCAGTTACGGTATCTTGATGAGTGACCATATCATCTACCTGCCGCACCTCTGTATCATCTAATGGGCGTTTCGGTGCAAAATATAATTTAGGCACCATACTGTTGTTGTCGAAATATATCTGTGTGTACACAGAAGAAGATGAAGTCCCACGTTCGTGTAAGAACCTTGCATACTCCTGCAAAGGCATCTTGTTTCCTGTAGCCCTACCAAAAATAGAGTTAGCGGGAACTTGTATTTGATATACAGTATCTAGTTTATCTTCAAAAACTACAGCTATTTTTTGGGAGAAGCGACAAGCGCGACCCCCTCCACTCGCACTGCCACGCACGTTATGACTACAATCAACACACCGAAGTGCTTGTTTGTTTTCTTGTAGTACCTCACTAGCTGGCTTTTGCGTATCAGTTGACCAACATACAGGTTTCTGCACTGCATTAGGGTCGTAGCTATCTTTGTAATATGCTCTGGAAACAGGGGCTGCATTCACAACTACTGTCTCTATTACATTACCAAATAACTCGCCGTCTGCATTGAAGCCACCGTCTCGTATGCTAATCCGCTTCATTCAAATATCTTCGTCTAACATTTCTTCCATAGAACTATCAGCGATCTCGAAAGAATGTTGGTAGTCATCTGTGGATTCTTCTGTGATAGAAGTATTTGAATTGTTGTTCCCACCTCTGAGATGTTTCTCAATGGAGGGTATATCAAAGCGGTAAGTGGTATCCGCTTTAACGTAACAGGATCTATCTATGATACCCTTCTTAACCCACAATCTGACCGTAGATTCCGAAACATCAAAAAATTTTGCTACATCCTGCACATTGGAATATTTAGATTGGTTCATTTGCTGCTACCTTTCCTCACACTAATTGAGTATGTAGAGTCGGCTTGCAGTGAAGGAATAACCTCTCCTTCGTTTTGGTCTAAATATTCCTTGAGGTTCTTTGTGCTGATACGCTGCTGAATAATCTCTGGAATATCATTCTCGACAGCGTAAGCAACAAGTTTGCTCCAATCATTAGAGAAGTATCTGGTAGTTACACGCCTGTAGAAGGAGTCTCCTCCCTCAGTCTTGACGCTTTTAACACCGTTGGTAACGCAATGTTTGTCCAATGCACGAGTGATCTTTTCCATTTTTACACTAAGGGCATCATAGTCTTTGTCAAATTCTGCCTTAAGTTCGGAACGTTTTTCTCGTATGCGGATATAGACCTTAGCAAGCTTCGTCAGTTTATCGGGGGACAAAGAATCCCCTTCAGTACATCCATCCATCTTGTTCTCCTTAAACGCACCAACACAGATGTGTTGGGGAAATACGAATCTACTTGGTTTTCGTTAGTTAGTCAAGTAATTCGTTATATAATTCTAGTATTTGTGAGTGAATATTTATTCTGTTATTTAGCAGTGAGTAAACTCTATCTTCTATTGGTGAACTTTGTATTTGAATCACCGTACACTTATGGTCTTGCCCCGACCTATGGATACGTGCATTAGCTTGAGCATAAGTCTCTAGGGAACTAGTCGGTCCCCACCAAACGATTGTATTCGCTGCGGTTAGCGTGACCCCATGCGCCGCAGATTGTGGTTGTATAACTAGTACTTTGGGGTTGTCTTGTTCTTGGAACTTTTTAAATATTTCAGTTCGACGCATGG